CGGCGCTGCGCGGGACGGCCGAGGCGCGCGCGATCACGCCGACGACGGCGGGCGGATCGTCGGCCGCGATGGGCGTCGGCACGGCGAAGCTGAACGCGATGGCCAGTATGTCGCTTGTGCGCACGGCGAACCCGCAGGAATACAAGCCAGACGGCGCCACGGTGCGCACGCAAGGCTTTAGCAAGCATCCGGTCGTCCACGCGTGTATCCGCGCGGTCGCGGACATTGTGTCGTCTGTGCCACTGGTGGTGTTGCGTGAGCGCGGCATGCAGGAATCGAAGGTGCCGGCGGACCATCCGTTGCAGCGACTGCTGGACTATCCGGGGCCGCGGATGACGTCGCGCGCAATGCGGGCGCGGATTGCGGTGGATTATCTGGGATACGGCAACGCGATGATGCAGCTCGAGCGGCCGGCGCCGGGGCGGAAGCCGCTGGCGATCCGTTCGATTAATCCGGAGTCGTTGCAGTCCGTCTGGGTGGACGCGGAAGGCGATCCGCGGCGGTACGATTACGGCAATTGGGCGGGCGTCATTGTCCAGGTGCCGGCCGAGGACGTGCTGCATTTCCGCGATCTTGATATGCCGCGGCCGTATTACCCGGACGTGTTCGGGTTCCCGCGCGGCGCGACGGCGATTGCGTCGATGACGGCCGACAACGAGGCAACGCAATACGTAAGGCAAGTCGTCACCAACGACGGAACGCCGACGTTTGCCGTCATGCTATCGGACGAAGCGACGCAGGACGACGCGACGGCGATGCAGGACCGATATAGGGCGCGGGTGGTGGATCGCGGCAAGCGCGGCACGCCGGCGTTCTTCGGGTCCGTCAAAGACATTAAGCCGCTCGGGTTCACGCTGTCCGATCTGGAGTTCCCAGACTTGCGGCGCGTGTCGCGTGAAGATATCTGCGCGGCGTTTGGCGTCGATCCGCGGATGATCGGGATTGCGTCGGCCACGTCGGACGCGGGGCTGTCGGGCGCGCAGTACGTCGAGGCGCGTATGCGGCTGGTGCAGCATACCATTGAGCCAATGTTAGCGTCGATCGAGGACGAGCTAAACCATTGGCTCGCGCCGGAGTTCGGCGACGTGTGGATCGCGTACGATACGGAAGCGCTGGCGTCGCTGGTCGAAAACGACGTGGTCACGTCCAATCGCGTGCAGGCCGAGTTTAAGATCGGATTGCGGACGTGGGAGGAATCGCGCCGCGCGCTGAAGCTGTCGCCGGTGCCGGAGCCGACGGACACGATCGCGTTGTCGAGTGGCACGACGCTGGTCCCGGCGGCGGTCGCGGTGATCGACCCGCGCGCGGTGATGGACGCGACGCCACAGATTGAGGCGCCGCCTCCGGGCGATGGCGCGGGGCCGGCGGTGACGGAGGGTGAGGAGGCGGAGCTCGACGCGGACGAGGAAACGATCGACGGTCGCGCGTTGACGCGCGCGGACGTGGTGCGGTCGTTTACCGAAGACGCGATGTCGGGCGACCAGATCGAAGCGGTCGCGGAATTGCTGGAATCGGTGATGACGGCCGAGCTGCCGGCGGCGGCGGTCGTGCAGTTGATTCTGGCGGCGTTCCCGAAGCTCAAGCCCGACGCGGTGCAGGCCATGGTCGACGCGTGCGTCAATTTTGCGGTCAAGCCAAGGCCGAACGACGACGAGGGCGAGGACGAAGACGAGGACGAAGACGGCGAGCCGATGGAAGAGTCGGACGGGCGCGCGTGGTGGGAGCGGCTGACGCCGGACCAGTTGCAGGCCGAGCCGCGGTATCAGCTCTGGTCGCGCGCGATGGAAGAGCTCACGCGGCGCGAAGAGCCGTACTATACGACGGCGATGACGCGGTTCGCGGCGGAGCGGACGGAAGTCGGCGCGCTGTTCGGCGTGGATTCGCGCGCATATAAGACGGCCGACGAGATCCTCGCGGAGATCGAGCGGCGCATTAAGGCCGGATACAAGCCGGGCGGCGAGTATTACGAGGCGTGGCGGGCGACGTATTTGGACCTGATTGGCGAGATGTACATGGTCGGCGCACGCCAGGTGGCCGGCGTCGGCCTGTCGTTCTCGCTGCAATCGCCGGAAGTGCTCGCGGCGATCGACGGGCGCGCGGGCCGGCTGGCGGAACTGGTGGGCAAGACAACGGCCGACAACGTGCTCGCGGCGATTCGCGCGGCGGAGTTGGCCGGACTGTCGGTCAAGGAGACGGGCCGGCTAGTGCAGGCGTCGGTGTATAACGAGGTCATTACGGACGGGCGGTCCCGAACGATCGCGCGGACGGAGTCGGCCGGCGCGATGAGCCAAGGGACTTGGGACCAAGCGCGGGCCGACGGCATCTATCTGTCGAAGGAGTGGCTGGCGTTCGAGGATTCCAAGACGCGTGAGACGCATACCGCGTGTATGAGTCAGGGTCGGATTCCGTTTGATGATCGGTTCGACAATGGGCTGGCCTATCCGCTCGATCCGGCCGGCGACGCGGCCGAGGTTATTAACTGTCGGTGCGTGCTGGCGCCGTACATCACAAGCGTAGACGAGGCTCCGATATGAGCGCACGACCGAAGCCGCAGGTCTATTTCCAGTCCGACGCGCACGTCCAGATGCGGGCGGACGCGACGTTGCCGGACGGCGTGGCGGGTCGCGTGTCGGGCGTAGCGCTGACGTACGAGACGGTTGACAGTTACGGGACGCTGTTTGCGCGCGGGTGCGCGAAGATGACGATCGCGGGCAAGGTGGCGGCGCGGAAGGTGCCGCTGTTGATGGATCACGAACGGCGCACGGGTGCGCACGTCGGCGTCGTGTCGATGATGCAGGAGATGGGCGACAGTCTGATGATGACGGCCGATCTGTTCGACACGCCGGAAGGTCGGGCCGCGTTGGACTACGTCAAGACGGTGATCGCGGCCGGCGCGTCGACGGGGTTCTCAATCGGGTTCGTGCCGCGGAAGGCCGAGACGGTCACGATCGACGGGCGGGTCGCGGAGCGGTTCTTAGAAATCGAGCTGCGCGAAGTCTCAATTACGCCAATGCCAGCAGTTCCTGGCGCGGACGTGACGTCGGCGCGGGCCGAGGCGGTCCCGGCGCTCGAGCGGAGCGACGTGGAGCTGCTAACGATGGCGGCGGCGGCGGCGCTGGACGCGTTGCCGGCCGAGACGCGGGCGGGATTGTTGGTGCGGTACGTAGGGAGTAGGACCGATGACGGGGACGGGGCTACGGTGCTCAATGCGAACGCGAACGGGCCGACGACGCCCGCGACCGCGACGGATTCGAGCGCGCCGGACGCGAACGACTCACGGCATCTTTCACACGCGCAGCGGGTCTCCGCGGTGCGATCCAGTTTCAATTACTAACACGGGGTTCGTATGAAGGCGCCATTGGTGTCGAAGAACCGCGCGGCGGCTGAGCTGCGCGAGAAGGCCCACAAGATCCGGCACGATCTGGTCGACGCGACCAATTCGTACACGGCCGAGGAAGTGGAGAAGATGACGGGCGACATCCGCTCGCTCGAGATGCGGGCGCAGGCGGCCGCCGAGTTCACGCCTGATGCCGAAGTCGCGCGTCAGGGCGGCGACGAAGGGCTGGTGCGTGTCGATGCCGGCGGCGAGCGCACGGAGTTCGCCAACATGGGCGACGCCATGCAGGAAGTGCGGTCGACGATCGTGAACGCCTTTTCCAACGTGGGAAGCTACATCCGGGCGGCGACGCGCGGGCCGGCTAACGCGGCGGAAGCGGCGGCGCTGAAGCAGGTAGATCAGTTCACGCGTACGATCACGGGCTCAACGAACGGCGGCGAGTACCTGCTCCCGTTGACGCAGGTGCCGGAAATCTTCTCGGTGAGCAACCAGCAGCCGGGTTTGTTCCAGTACGCGCGGCGCTACAACGTGCCGGGCCGTTCGCTCCGCATCCCGTACTTGGTGCAGGACGAAGGCACGACGACGCTCAACCGTCCGATGGCGGGTAAGATCGCCAACGTGTCGATCGTCGGCGAAGGCGCCACGAAGCCGGTACGCGAGCCCACCTTTGGCCAGCGTCTGCTGACGATGTACAAGTATGCCGCGATCACGCAGTTCGGCGACGAATTGCTCGGCGACGACTTCACCGGCGAGCTGCCGAGCGAAGTGACGACGGCGGTTGGCGGTCAGATCGTGAACAAGATCAACGAAGATATCACGATCGACGGGTCGGGCTCGAGCGAGCCGCTCGGCGCGCTGAACGCCAATAACGGTTCGCTGATCGCGGTGAACCGCGCCACGGCGAGCACGTTCACGGCGGCCGACGCGTTCTCGATGTACGAGAAGCACACGCACGGGGCGAACTCGGCGTGGATGATCTCGCGGCGCGTGCTGAACAAGCTGTTCGCGCTCCAGACGACCAATAACACGATGGTCACCTGGCTGGCGAACCTGCGTGACAAGCCGCAGATGCTGTTGCTCGGTCTGCCGGTGATCGTGACGGACCTGCTCCCGACGCTCGGCACCAAGGGCGACGTGGCGCTGGTGAACGGCGACTTTTACGCGATGGGCTTGCGTCAGGCGTTGACCGTTGAGTCGTCCATTCACGTCGCGTTCATCCAGGACGTGACCACCTACCGTTTCGTGGCGCGCGGCGGCGGTATCCCGCTCCCGACGTCGACGTACGCGTACAAGGTGGACGGCAGCGGCAACAAGGTGGACGCGCACTCGCCGTTCGTCGTGCTCGATGTCCCTGCTTCGTCCTGATCTGACGGGGCTGGATACGGTGTCCGGTGGGGTCGCGACGCTCGCGGCTCCACCGGAGGCCGGGCCGTTGACGCCAGTAATGGCGCTGACGGAGTGCATTATCGGCGACACGCGGCGGATGGTGGGCGAGTGGTTTACCGTGCCGCGGTCGCGCGTGGTGGATCTGGTGGCGTTCGGGTTCGTGATCCCGGACGCGTATTTCGAGGCGATGCAGCCGAAAGCGGCGGCGCATTGGCGCACGGCGCAGCGGGAAGGGCTGACGGGTCAGTCGCTGGTGTGCGATGAGGCAACGGCGGCGAGGCTCTGGAACGACGCCGGCGGACGGGTGCTGACGCCGGACGGGTGGCACACAACAACATATGAGGCGGCGCCGGTCACCACGAACGCGGTGCGGGTGCTGCAACTCACGCAATACGATCCCGGCTCAAGCGTGTATCGGTACCACAGCGCGGCCAATACGGTCGAGGGCGTGGTGTCGGCGATGGTGCGGTGGGGCGATAGCAACCCGCACTGTTCGTTGCGCCAATGGGACGGGCTGCTGCACAATCGCACGGTCGAGCTGCTGGCGATGACGGCCGACGTGATCCATTGTCATATGGATTGGCGGGCCCTGCATCACGATCTCCGGTACGCGCTCAAAGAAGGGCAGCGCGCGGCGATCACCTACCACGGGTCGGTCATGCCGGGCGACGAGGGGCGCGTCTTGGTGGATCACCTCAGCGACGAACGCATGGGCGCGATCCAGTTCGGGGCGCGTCCGTATCACGCTCGCTACGGCGTGCCGCGGTATCTGCCGATCCCGGTGCCGGTGGCGGACTATCAGGCGGCGGCGCGTGGTCGCGCGCGGGGGGACGTGCTGCGGATCGCGCACAGTCCGACGAAACGCGCGATCAAGGGGACGACGGTGCTGCTTGACGCGGTTGAGTGGCTGCGCGAGTCCGAAGGGGTGCGGGCCGAGGTCGTGCTGATTGAGGATCTGCCGCACGGGGACGCGTTGCGGCTCAAGGCGAGCTGCGACGTCACGTTCGATTCGTTCTGGTTGGGGATGCAGGGCAGCGGCATCGAGGGCGCGGCGATGGGGCAGGCGGTGATCGCGGGCGATTCGCAGGCGGCCGCGGAAGCGGCGGTCTTGAACGGGGGCGCGGTGCCGTGGACGTTTGCTAATGAACGGTACGGACTGATCGACGTCATCCGCCGGCTGGCGACGGACGCGACGTACTACGCGACGGAAGCGGCGCGGGTGCATGACTACGTCGCGCGGGTACATGATTATCGGGCGGTCGGCGCGCGGTATCGGACTTATCTCGGGGAGTGCTAAATGGCGCTGGCGACGGTGGCGGATCTCAAAAGTTATTTACGCATCGAGTCGGTCGCGGAGGACGCGCTCCTGGCGCTGATTATGGCGCGCGCGAAGTCGATGCTGGAGATGTGGACCGACACGCCGATCACGGCGACTAGCCAGACGGCGGTCGATCGGGCCGAGTCGGTTGACATCTTGGTTAAGTCGCTGGTCTTTCCGCGGCGACCGGCGCAGGTGACGGCGGTCGTGGACGCGGACGGCGCGACGGTCCCGGCGGGCGATTACACGGTCGATAATCGGTCGGGGATGGTGTACGCCAAGTACGGGATTGCGTTCCCGTCCGGTCCGTACACGTTGACGGCGACCGTCGGTTTGTCGCTGCGTGGCGATTACGCGGCGCTTGAGCCGATGCTGAACGAGGCCATCCTTGACCTTGCGGCGGATCTGTACCAGCGGCGCACGCCAGGCGCGGCGTCCGAGAACGCGGGCGGTACAACGATCCAATGGGACGCGAGCCGGGAGACGGTGGCGCGCGTCATGAAAACGATTCGACAGCTGAAGCTGGGGGTCGCGCAGTGACGGTGGCGCCGGGTCTGCTCGATCGGCGGCTGGTGCTGTACGCGCGGCAGGACAGCGGCGCGGACGGGTTCCAGCGGCCGACGTACGTGCTCACGGGTGAGTGGTGGGGCCGGCTGGACGATACGAGCGCGGCGCAGGAGATCCCGCTCGCGCCGCAAGCGCATATGGAGCTGCGCGCCGACGCGGTCGCGACGGTGATGGACTACGTGCCGGTACCTGTCAACGGCATCATCCGAGACGGGTCGGGTCCGCTGTATTTTGTCCGAGGGGTGTATACGCAGCGCGCGTTGCGACAACAGCGGGTTACGCTCGAGCGGATCGACCCGACGGCGTACGCGTCGTTCGCGCTGTTCGACGAAAACGCGGTCGAGGACGGGGTGCATTTGGTGACGTCGCCGGTCGTGGTGCCGTGATGGAGACGGCGGGTGGAGATCCGCGGCGGATGTGGTCGCCGGCGGACCGGGCGCGGGCGGACGGATTGGCGTCCCAATGGGGCGGGATCGTGTCCTACGCGGTGGGCGGGGACGGGGTGCGCGTGGAGTGGCTCGACCCGCGCGGGTATCGGGTGACGGTGGCGGGCGTGGACGTGGGCGAGTTGCTGGGGATGCTGTCGACAATGCTGCGCGAACGGTACGCGGAGTCGAGAAACGAGGCGGGTCACATTCATTCTGAGGGGTTGCGAGATGGCGACGTTTAATAAGTTCTTCCCGTTTGTCGAGGCCGTGGCGGAAAAGGTCCACAACCTCGCGACCGATTCGCTCAAGGTGATGTTGTCAAATACGGCGCCTGCGCAAACCGACGCGGTCAAGACGGACATCACGGAGATCACGGCTGGGCACGGGTACACGGCGGGCGGCAACGTGGCGACGCAGACGACGTCTTCGCAGACGGGCGGCGTGTACAAGCTGGTGCTGGCCGATCCGGCGACGTGGACGGCAACGAGCGGATCGTTCGCGCCGTTCCAGTACGCGGTCCTCTACAACGACACGGCGGCGAGCAAGAACCTGATCGGCTGGTGGGATTACGGGTCGACGGTGACGTTGTTGAATAACGATTCGTTCACGGTCGACTTCGATCCGACGACCGGCGTGCTCACGATCGAGTGATCGTGTGTCGCGGTGTAGTGGTCCGCCAACTGGCGGGCCTCTACATCTGCGCAGTTTTTCCCTCTGACTCTCCCTTCTATGTCTTTAATTACGATCAGCACTGCGGTCATAAACTACGCCGCGGGTTCGACGGACTGTCAGTGCGTTGTCACGGCGGACGTTCCGACGATTGGCCTCACCTATTTTCCGAAACAGGTGTCGTTGTCATCCCTTGCGCTTGGCCCTGATTGGACGGACGCGGACCTCTGTGCTGCGGTCGCGGTTGCGTTGGACATTCCCGAGTCAGACGTGTCGGTTGCCGTGTTTACGCCGGTTGTGATCGAATAACGCCATCCCTCTTTATCCAAAGATCATGCCACGCTATACGATTACCACGCAAACGAACGTCTCGCTTACGGCCAGTACCGCAAAGACGATCGCGGCGGTGAGTACTCCAGCCACGCGCCGTTCGCAGCTTGTCGGCGTGTCGGTCAGCTTTGACTCGGTCACCGCGACGGACGGTAGTGTCCTGGTCGAGATTGTGCGGTCGGATGGCACGACGGCGGGCACGGCTACTTCTCGCACGCCGGTCGCTATCGACTCGGCAGAGACGGCGGCGCTGTGCAGCGGGTTTATCAACTATACGGCTGAGCCGACGACGTATGTCGTGATCGACGAAAAGCGCATTACGCCGGTCGGCGGCACGCTCATCGAGCCATTCGACTTCGCCAGTCAGCCGATGGCGGGCGCCACAAACAAGCTGCTTGGGGTGCGACTGACAAGCCAACAGAACCTCACCAATGTACGCTGCACGCTCACGTACGAGGAATGAGGCATACGCTGAGCAGCGCTTGGCGTATGGCACGCATAGGTGACCACGGGGGCACGTTGCGTGCTATCTGTGGCGCGTCGTCCGATGTTTACACGCCTTTCGTGATCGGTGGCATGTAATGGCCGCGCCGCAACTCGCCAATTTTGTCACCACGGACTCCGGCACAGCGGTTACCACGCACTCGCTGAATTTCCCGGCGTGTAGTGCGGGCGACTTGGTGCTGTTCCATGCCTCGATCTCGCAAGCGGTGACGATCACGCTGACGGGCACGGGTCCGAACGGCGAAACGGCGGTGATGGTCGCGCAAGCGCGGGCGGCGGGCGCGACTGACGGATCAGGCGGCGTGTTCTATTTTATTGCCACGGCGTCGGCGGCAGCAGGCACGCTGGGCATTACGATTTCGGCGGCGTCTGGCGTCCGGTGTACGACCGGCCGCGTACCAAGCGGAGATTTTAACGCAAGCGCGCCGATTGACGCATCGCAGGCGCTGTCTCGGGCGTCGTCCACTACGCACGACTCGTTTGCGCTGACGGCAGGCGCTGCCGACGGGCGCGTAATCAACCTGATGGCGACCGACACCACGTCAGGCGGCGTCACGCCGCCCTCAGGGTGGACATTGCAGTCTAGCATTAGTGCAACAGGATCGAGCGTTGAGGTGTTCCGGCGCGACGCCGTGACGACGGCGACAGAAAGCGTCCCAGCGTACACGTTCACGCTAAACACGGCGCGTCGCGTGACGACCATCACGTACATTATTGCGCCGTCCGTGGCTGGTGACGTGCCCGCCTTTGGGCGCTATCGCATTGCAGGGGCGCGTCGATAAATGCGACGGCTGACGTGTCTCACCTCTGACTACATGCACACGATATGATCGTCGCTCGCGGCGTTATCAAACCGGTGTATGTGCCACCGGGGCCGCCTGAGAAACGCAGTGCGGTGCAGATCATCCGTACCGCGTTCCGTGCCGCGCCAATCGCCTATGCGATGTCGGCGGCGGTGGGCGCGTTCACGCTGGCCGGACAGCCGGCGACGTTATTGCGGGCGCAAGTCATGTCTGCGGACGCAGGTGCGTTTGCGGTCGATGGACAACCGGCGACGCTGTTTCGCAGTGTGCGGATGTCCGCGGACGCGGGCGCCTTTGTGCTCGATGGGCAGCCGGCCGATATGTATATCGGCGACCATCTCAACGTGCTGCCGGGCGCGTTTACGCTCGAGGGGCAGGACGCGGGGCTGGTCGTTGCACGCCGGATGCTGTCAGGTGCGGGCGCGTTCACGCTGGACGGAAAGGCGGCTGGTCTTGCTTTTGCGCGGCGACTGTCGTCTGAGCCGGGCGCGTTCACGCTCGATGGGCAATCCGCGGATCTCCGCCGGTTCAAGGGGCTGTCGGCCGAGCCCGGCGCGTTTACGCTCGACGGGCAGGCGGCCGCGCTCACGATCGCGCGCCAGATGGCGGCGGGCGCCGGGGCGTTCACGCTGGATGGACAAGCCGCTGGGCTCTCGGTTGCGCGGCGGATGTCGGGCGAGCCCGGCGCGTTTGTGCTCGACGGGCAAGCCGCGGAGCTCCGAAAGTTTAACGGCATCGTCGGCGCCGCCGGTGCGTTCGCGCTCGATGGGCAGGACGCTGGCCTTACCCTCGCGCGGCGACTCGCGGCGGATGTCGGCGCGTTCGTGCTCGATGGGCAGGACGCGACGCTGCGGAAAGGCGTCCGACGGCAGAGCGACGCGGGCGCGTTTACGCTCGACGGGCAGGCGGCGACGTTCCGGCGCGCGGTCCGGATGGCGGCCGGTGCGGGCGCGTTTGTGGTGGACGGGCAGAACGCCGACCTGTATATCAACGATCACCTCAACGCGTTGCCGGGCGCGTTTGTGGTGGCGGGTCAAGCCGCGCAATTGCGACGGGGTCGCGTGTTGGTCGCGGGCGCCGGCGCGTTTGTGCTGGACGGGCAGGACGCGCAGCTGGTGGTCGCAACCGTGTCGATTACGAGACTACGCGGTCGAGATCTGAGCGGGCCGGCGTACCTTAGCGTTGATCAGAGCGGGGCGGTGATGCTGAGCCGCGACACTTCAGAAAGTTACTGGTAAGGGGGCGAGATGACGGTGGTCACGACGAAGCCGATCTATCCGGCAAACGCACATCTGACGCGCCAGGTAGTCGAGATCTACAATGCGGCGACGAACGCGTACGATCCGTACACGGCCGGCAACTTGGCGGTGTCGTTTGCCGCCGCCGCGGACGGCACGTCGCCGATTGCCGGGCTGACGAATCTGCCGCTAAGTGCGTCCGGCGTGTCGGGGACGTACTATTGCGTAATTACGTCGGCGCAACTGGCGCCGCTGGCGGCGTTGTCCGGGACGGTGGTGTACCAGATCGTGAGCGGTGGCACGGATGCGGCGTATCGGGTGGTGACGCCGATGCGGGTGTCGGTGCCGAGGTGGGCGCAGTGAGCGTCACGGTCGTCGATCGGTCCGGCGCGGCGATCCGTCGATATGACGAGGCGTCGCGGCTCGGGCTCGACGCGGCGGCCAATCATCTCCGAGTGGAGATCGTGAAGGCGTTCGGGTCGTCCTACTATAAAGGGGGGCGGTTCCGGTCGACGTTGCAGGTCAAGCAGTCAATACGAAAACTGATGCCGTCGCGGTCGGGTACGGGATGGGAGACGTCGGTGGGCACGAAGTTCATTGAGGCGCTGTACTGGGAGCTCGGGCACCGGAACGCGTTCACGCGGAAGTACGAGCGGGTGCAGCTGTGGGTGCCGACGGCGGTCGAGAACGTGGCGCGGATGCAGAAAACCTTTAGCGTGATCGTGGCGCGGATTATGGGGGCGGCGTAATGAGCGACGTGTTACCGCGGTACGTGGTGCCGGGGACGACGCTGACGCCGTCCACATCGAGCACGGTGCAGATCTACGCGACGATCCGGGCGTCGCTGCTGGCCTACGTCGATCCGGCCGGCGAGACGATGGGGACGGTGCTCGGTCGAGATCCGGGCATCTGGGTCCGATCGCAACCCGATCCGCCGATCTTCCCGTACTTGACGCTGCTGCTCAATCGCACGTCGGACGCGGCCTACAACGGCTACCGCGAGACGGCGCTGCTGGAAGTGCAGGCGATTGGCAAGCCGGAATCGCAGCTGCCGCTGGTCGAGTCGCTCATGGATCTGGTTGACCAGTGCTTGACGGGGCTCACGGACGCGCGGTCCGGGCTGATGGTGGGGCGCTCGCGGACGCGCGCGACGGTGCCGATGTTCTCGACGCCGGCCGAGTCGGCGACGGTGGGCGTGGTTGGCACGTACCAGTTGTATCTGTGGCCGCGCGTGTTGACAGATAGGGCGTAAGGGCCGTGAACGCGTGGGCGTTGACGGCTATATTTTGCATGAACCTTTTCTACGGATGACGCGATGACTGCACCATTGACGGGCTTTACCTCGACGTTCCCGACCGACGTGCTGGTGGATTCCGGCGTGCTGCATGTCGGCGCGACCGTGTTCGGCGCGTTTCAGGGCGGCCTCAAGTTCGATCCTGGCGTCGAGTATCTCAACACGATGTTCGACGGCAAGCGGTCGCCGGTCCGGCTGCTCGATCGCAAGTCCGCGATGGCGCCGAAGATCACGGGCACCGTGATCCAGCTGTCGACCACGAACGTGACGCAGATCGAGCCGGGCGCGACGGTGTCGGCGACGGGCGCGTGGACGGGCTCGACCAGCTATCTGCCGAAGCGCGCGGCCTCCTATCTGGTGGCCGGCGACTATCTGACGGACGTTCGGTGTATATGGCTCCGCGGCGGCGGCAACTTCGTGCAGATCCGGTTCCCGTCGGCGCTGTTGCTTAAGTATGACGCGACGTCGCAGGACGGGCAGGAAGTGGCGATCTCGCTCGAGATCGAAGCGCGGCTGGATATGTCGGTGTCGGGCGCAAACGTCGGCGACGCGCCGTACCGGATTGAGTATATCGCCAGCGTCTAACGGCGCTGATCGTGTAGGCACACCGTCAAACAGGACCAGATCCTATGTCGACGATTGATCTCGATGCGCTGGTGAACACGGCGCGACTCCCGAAGGTGCAGCTT